AGCCTTTACCCTCCCCAAGATCTTCTCCAATTCTTTTCTCCCCTGAAAGCTAGTTCCTGTGAAAACCTCTTTCACGATCACCGCTGATGGGAACGCAGACTGTATGTTCCTGACCTGCCGGTCAATGCTCTGTTTGCCGGTGGACACCCGTGCATATCCAATAATCATTTTTTAACTCTCCTCTCTGCCAGTAGCAAATCTGACCTTTCTGATAAAAGTAGTACATTTATCACCAACAAGCTTCCCCCTTCGTTCAAAAAAAGTAACCCTTCTGCCGGTCGTCAGAAGTTCTACTTCAAAAAAATAAAATGGCAGAACAGCCAGCTTTCGCCGAACTGCTCTGCCTACCAGTCATTTTATTTTTGCATACATCACGCTCTTAATCAGTTCCATCAGTTCTCCTACAGGTACTTTTGCTGTAAGTTCGTTGTGGATCTGCTCTTTGATCACTTCCATTTCTCTCGATTTTTCTGAGCAATTATAAAGAGCCAAATATGCGATGGCAGATAATCCCGCTGCTTCCAAAGCTTCGACCAACTTCCATCTCCGTTCTGGTCCCGGCTCTATCATGTCCATGTTAATCAGGCATTCCCATTCCTCCGGGTAATTGCAGCTGAACTGTATCAGTCTTGCCAGACCATTTTCACTTTCTCGTTTGATGTTCTCATCCGGCAATCTGTTCATAAGCACCTCCGTCAACCTGAATCTGGGTAATTCTGATCAGTCTTTTTTCTGATGCGTTATAATGAAACAGATCTTTGCTCAGATGTTCCTTCCGACGTTTCAGGTCGTTATAAATATTTACAGTACATTCTTTCAGCTGTCTTACATTCACACTTTCATCATCAACACACAGTAATACATCATGTATACCTGCCAACAGAATATACAGATTCCTTCCATTGGCAATCTCTGACAAAACTTTTCTATCCAAAACCAGAGCGGCTCCCATTCGGGCATCCGTTGTTGTCAGAACATATATTGATCCACTTTCTACAGTTTCTGCATTTTCGATCTCGGTTCCGAACGCCAGTGCAATCATTCCTACTTCAAGATCAAACAGACTGTATCCTTTTTTACTCAGATTTAAAGTTGCCTGCAGATGCAGTTCAGTTATCGCCATCCCCCAGGATTTCAATAAGTCTCTGGTTATACGTACAGCAATCAGTTTTGTGCTATCTGCATCATCATTCCAGATTTCATACACAATTGCCATGTCTCCCAAAGCAGTCCAGGCTAAATTCTGTAAGATTTTTTCATTCCCGCTCATAGGCAGTAATACTGGACGCACATAGTTTTTAATATCGTCGAATTTCATAAGTTTTCCCTCTGTTCTTTCTGCTTTTTCTCAATCAACAACGTTATATTCCAAAGTATCTTGAATCTCGCTCATATCTTCAGAGAACTCTGTTTTGATAGTTTCATCCGTCGAAAGCGCTCTGCGAAATTCTGTTTTCAACGGCGCATACTTTAATACCTGTTTGATCACGGTCTTCTTGGCCATACCGATATAATTGCTTTTCCACGGGCTGTAAGCTGAATCAAAAGCCTTGGAATACTCTCTTGCATAGGTGTCCATATCTTCCTTGGACATGACTTCAAATCCATAACCACCATTGGTAAGCTTGTAAATCCCATAAAAAGCTTTGATATCACCACGTGAAAACAGCTTCGGGCGATGAATCAATCTCGGTTCCAGTCCCAATTCAAATTCGAACTCGTCGTTCTCATGTACAACATGTGCTTGTATCACCTTCATCTGCGGATTACGGTAGCAAAGATCGATCAGCCCCTTGTACCCGATTTGGAACTGCACCTCTAAAAGCTGCTTGTTATTATAGGGGATCAGATATGCCTGTCCTAATGGTGTATTAGGCTCGAGGCCAAGCTGTGCTGCGTTCATGAGTGCCGCGAGAAAGCTGATAGGACTGCATTCCTGTAACTTCGGTGTGGTATTTAACGCAGATAAAGCCATTCTCAAAAATCGTTCCGGTGTGATCACTTCTGGCAAAGCCTTTCTGATCTCCGGTTCCATCGCCTTGATCATTTCGGCAATCCCCATATTCTTTGTTAGCTTTTTTTCGCCGTTGTCAGCTTTTACTGCCAGCTGTTTTTTGACATCTTCCATGTTTTCCTCCTTATGCCGCCTTCACCATAAACCTGCGGCTGACATTTTCCTTTAAATATAATCGGTATACCTCCGGCTGTTCTTCTTTCAGACGTTTCTCGTCCAAACGATTACTGACAACGGCAGTCCACGATACCCGGTAATGTTCATTTTCTGCCTTCTGAGCTTCTCCCATGAACATTTTCAGTTCCTGGTCAATCTGACGCTTTTCAGTTTCCATCTTGTCCATCACATCCAGTAATTCCTGTCTGCGGCGCAGTTTTTCATCAAAACCATATAACTGTAACACTGAATCATTGGTTGTTTTGAAATATTCTGCGATCACATTGTCAGCAACCTTTGAACCATCCGGGTCAGGCAGACATCTGCTCAGAATATGGTCGTTCCAGAAGTTACCTTCGATCTGTCTTAAAAATGCAATAATCTCCTCGTCACGCTCTATCCTGTAATACTTAAAAGCCCGACCATAAATAACCACCGCAAGATACCAGGCATCCGCATTGCATACACTTATATAATGATGACACTGCAGAAGATAATGAACCGGAATCTTATCATCGTCCCAGTGTTCCTGCATATAAGGGCTGGCTGTTTTACATTCCAGCCCAGCATTTTCACCCACAATCATCCGATCCACATCAGCCAGCATATAAGGATATGCTTCATCCTGAAACATCCAGTTACAGCGACGAACCTTTTTCCCGGTAGCTTCACAAAACCGCCGGGCAACATATTCTTCCAACTCACGACCTTGACGCATAGCTTCGTTGTCGAAATCCTCTGTCAGCTCAGAAGTCTTGTCCAAGTAAACCTGCATAGCAGTACGATAGGGATTTAATCCACAGACTGCAGCCGCGTCAGATCCCCCTATCCCCTGTTTTCGATATTGAAGCCATTCTTTTTTTGACAGATTTCCTGTATAGACTAATTTCTTCATAGTACGATCTCCAATTTTTGAGTCATTCCCTGCAGTTCGCGGGTTTCATCCTGAATACAAATCTCCAGTTCGTTCAAAAAGGAATCCTTTCTATCCAACCAGACGGCATAAAAAAGAGCCAGGATCTCAGGGATTGTCAAAAATAATTTCAGGCTTTCCTCATCGAGTTCCTGGCTTTTTTCCAAAAGCATCTCATAGATACTCAGCATACAATGGATCTTATAAGCATTGGCAATGATCCTATTCGGTCTTCTTTTCATCATCTTTTTCTTAAACCGTTTAATCTCCATGCTGATCTTTCTGCAGAATAACTCCTGCAATACTATTCTTTTCATTGTGTTCTTCCTCCTTATGCCGCACATACCAGCTGGTAAGCTCTGTCTATCATGGGATTGCCGTCAATGGTTCTGCCAAATAAATTCTCCTGATAATTGGCAGTTCGCCGGAGCGGCTCCGCATGGGTGGCAAAATCAGATGCCGCATTCACGAACCTATACGCATTGTTTCCAACATTCTTCAAGTCGGGTGCATCAAAATAACGCATCTTCATGTCTTCTCGAAGTTTTCTTATATTCTGGGCACGTTTCGAATTATCTTCATCATCTGCAGGCAAAAGAAGATTGATATAATCCATAACCTGTTTATCGGTCAGCCTAATCATACGCAGGTTGTCAAACTCTTTACCAAGAGCATCCATGTACTGTTCCGCCATGAACAGGGTTTCTTTAGCTTCTGTCACCTTTCCTTTGACATCTCCAGTGTGTACGGTTGACCATGATCGTTTTGCGGTTTTCATTGCCAAATTCAGCGTGTTCTGGCATACCACACGAATTGGTGTAATTGCCACCTTTACTGCAGAAGTCCCGTCATGGGAATTACTGAATACTAAGTATGGGCTGATCCTTTCCCCGCTGATAATATATTCGTGCGGCATTCTGGCTAAAAGCCAGATTTTCTTTCCTTCCTGCAGGGATCCCGCTGTTTCATACCGGACCCCCTCACCAAGAAGTTCATCAGTAAAGGAAAATGCTTCCTGATTCTGAATAATCTTATAACGATCTGTTACCACGCCAAGAACTTTTCTGTCTTTGTCTCTTACGTTTGCTTTGAAACCGGAGATCATCTCACCTTCATTTGTGAATACCGGTTCCTGATTCACAGTCCAATCGAGCCCTGCTAATCTGATTGCATCTGCTGACTTCGGGGCTTCCATTACCTTTGTGCCCAGTCCGTGCCACGGAGCTGTGCGGGTGTAAAACATCGTCTCAAGTTGCGCTGCCATAATAATTCTCCTTTCATTTTTGGCAAAATAATAACGGAAGCCCTTTCGGACTTCCGCTAACGATTACTTATATTCATAATTATTATATACAATTCAAACTTTGAACTTTTCAGAGGCTCCCTTTAACTAATTTTTTAACAATAATAGACTTGTCCTCTCACCTTCATAATAATACCACTCTCTTTTTTCTGCGTTCCTATTATGTTCCTGCAGGATGGGTCATGCCCAGCTTATAGCAAGATTATAATATCTCATTGTAAAATTGTACATCTACAAACCAACTATTTCAAATATGCTTATAAAATTCAAATTATCTGAATAAGATATGGAATTTTTATTTTATACATTTGAAATAATCCTGCTTATTAAGAATGTCCGTTCCCAATATTCGAGTCACTTCCATTAATTCATATAAACTCATATTTTTTTCTCCGTTTTCCCAATAGGAGACTGTAGCCTGACTTACTCCCAAAAGTTTAGCCACATCTGTTTGGGTCATTTTTAATCGTTTGCGATATATTCTTATATTTTTCCCAAGTTCTTCCAATGATGTAACAGATTCCTTTTTCATGTATCCCGCCCAAAACTTTTCCTTTTCTTTTTAACATAACATATTCTTAGCCCAAATTCTATGATTGTGAATCCATTAAATATATTAAACAATTTTATAACTGTGAGACATACGTTTTGGGATATAATGCGAATAGTTTTTTCGTTGGCCTTTTGTTAATCTAAACACAGGACATGTCACTTATAAAACCGAAAAAGGATTATTGTAATTATGAAAAAGCCCAAAAAAAATTTTTATGCAGTACATTATATCGGTACAACAGAAAATATTATCACCAGTGTATGGAGTGAGTGCCAAAAATTAACAAGGGGACGTGACAACATGTATAAAGGATTCTATACATTGGAAGAAGCTGAACAATGGCTAAAAAACATCACCCCGCGTCACGAAAAAAGACACAAGGAGCGCGTAAAAAAAGCACAGGAAAGAGGCTGTAAATTATTCTGTGTCTATGGGAAATAAATCTTTCAGATAAGAAATCAGATATGTAACACTTTATGTCGAATGATTGTATGAATCTTTTTGTCGAATTCATCTTTCTGATTATAGTATTA